CCCACGGTGGGTCTCTCCGTCAACTATGAGAACTCGCGCTACACATCGTGATAGTGGATTGTCCCCTTTGGGACCAATTACTAAAACGATATATGATAACACGGGAACGGTTGTTAGTGGCCCTACGACTTATCCGTCGTCTGGCTACGCACCTCCGTCCCCAATCCTGTCGCTCTCCTACGACGCTACCATCACTGATGATGATAGTCCTAGTAGGGGTGTCAAACCCTGCGTTCATGAATCTGTCACCACGGCTACCTTTGCTGGCGGTAGTTGTATCTACTCCAACTTAGGTAATCCGGGATGGCGTTTTCAGTCCGAGGGGTCTGGTGCCGTTTGGTGGGAATTCTTCGGATCTCCAGCATATTTTGCTGGTCCGGTGATCTCATCGAGCGGTCTTAGTACGGCATGGGATAAAGATACAGATCAGATAGTCCGAGATGCTGTGCATGCGTTCTATAGTGTTAACGAGGTTGATTCCTTGCAAAACATTATAGAAGCACCTGAACTTGTTTCTTCTTTGTCGGCACTTCGTGCCACATTAAGTCGCAAGTCGGTGCTTGATGGAATCTTGGATAGTCTTCGAAGGAAGAACTCTCCTGATTTCATAACTCTTAATCGTCGTCTGCTTAAAAGGCAGTTTCGGCGAGGTGCATTCGCATCCGGCCTATACCTTATGTATAGTTTTGCTATAGCGCCCTTAATTGCTGATATGCGGAAAGTTAACTCTTCTATGGCCTCTCTTCGAGGCCGTATGGAGTCTGCTTCCGCTTCCGCAGGTAAGGTAGTTTCTACCCACCAATCATGTGGAGGCCGTGTGGCCTACTCTGATGGTATGGGTGGTTCTCTAGGGACTGACTATGACAATGGGTTTGGGCATATGAGTCTTAAGACTCAAGTGTGCAAGCGGATTGTTACAGTCAGAGGGTATCGAACTCAGCGTTATAATACTCGGGTATTTAAACAACTCGACTATCTAATGTCTCGGTTCGTCGCAACCGGTCCTGCTTCGTTGGCGTGGGAATTCGTTCCCTACTCCTTCGTTGTTGACTGGTTTATCGACCTGCGGGCAATCACTGACAAATTGGATAACCTTTTAACGGGTAATTCAAAGGACATCATTGATATTTGCATCTCCGATAAAATCGAATGCAAATCTGATATGAGTCTGCGCTCTAATGGCAATTATGTCATTGGTAACGCTGGTCAGTTACTGTCCTCCTCACAGTTAAAGTACTACAGCCGTAATCCTGTCAATTCCTACAATAAAGTAGGTCTTGCAGGTAGGTTTGGAAAAAATCAAGCTGCCCTACTGGGCGCCTTGGTCCACCAAAAAGTGGCGAACCTTGTTTAATCGTTAGTAATTCAACAGGAGGGATTCCCTCTACCGATACATATGGATAATAACCTAACAGTCGACACTTACTCATTCACGCTTAGCTACTCGGATAAAACCGGGTCGCTGCGTCGCAACGTTGCCCCGGGTGCTAGCACTCCGGAAACGATGCAGATCAAGCATCAGACGTATACGGACTCCGTGACTAAACGTCCCGGGGTCCAAAGCGTTCTGATTATTGAGAAGAGTAAGGCACTCACCGACGGCACTGTTGCCGTCGTTGCTCGTGCAACCTTGAAGGTTCAGTCACTAACTGATGCTGCCGTTGGTTCGACCGAGATCCTTGCGGTTCTCTCTCGCATCATTGGCACCATTCAGGAGGATGATTCCGGTCTGGATCTTGCTGACGAAATTTTCGTTAACAAGGAACAGTAACCACTCGACTTCAATCGAGCGATAAGAATCACCCTTAGGAAGATATACCACAGTATTGCTAGGGCATTTCCATAATATTATGAAAACTGCAATTGCAATGTCTGCGTTAATTACTGATTACGTACATCAGATTACTCACAATGCCTTCCTCAGCCATAAGGATGAGGTTGTCTTTGTCTGTGATCTTAAGATGTGCTTTGTATCAGCTCTCGGCTCCTTTAGGATGGAGACGTGGGCTGAGTCCAAGGCGATAAAGATCCTCGGCACCAGCGGCTTTAGAGCCTATGATGACGTGGGTCACTTCGAGTTATTCAGTAATAACATCCAGGTTATGGACGACTCCGAGCGTTCTGTAGTAATACAGTACATTTGGTTCGGCCGTAAAACCGGGAGGCGCTATGTTCAGAATGTTAAGTACATTGACAATGGTGTTCAATACGCCATTATTAAAGGAAAACGTATTCTGTGTAGCTCTTGGTCTATCTCTTCCGTTGGTGACCTAGTTGCAGTAATGCACTAGACCTTCAACCGAATCAGGCGACTGGATCTCCATATGAATACACTAGTTAAAGTATATTATAGCCTGCTAATCGACACTGAGAAGTTGACGGGAATCCACATGGATCTCCCCGATACTTTCGACGTGAGTTGGGTCCTTATAGAAGGACCTGCATTAGACAAACAACTACTACAGTATCTTGAGGGTAACAGGACCAATTGTCCTGACTTCCCTGAGTGGCTCTTGCCCCTCTGGGACGCTTTCATGGCCAATAATAGCCATGACGGTATACTCAAGTGTCTACGTACGCTGCTTGTTTTCGGTTACAAAGCCGAGTTCGAACCAAATGAAACACAACTCAAGGAGGCCCAAAAGGCCTTCGAGGAGACTAATCAAGGCGTCAAAACCTGGGAAGACACTTTTAACAAGGTGCCTATCCCTGGTCCGACGTTTAGAGAAGCTCGCCGACTTATTGGCCTCGTCATAGGACGGGCTAATTGGTCCAAACTTATCCCTAATCATGGTCCTGGTGCGGTTTATCCGCCCCATACGCCATCAACTAAGGGCAGGTTTGACGTCTGTACTCCTATAGTGGAGTACTACCCTTATGATTCACACTTCAATATGATCCACAATGTGGGTCATAATGATCTTGTGTCTCATGACTATGCTACGATGGATTCAATCCATTGTAAACTAGTTGCTGTTCCGAAGGACTCTAGGGGCCCACGCTTAATTTGCGTGCACCCGAAAGAAGCCGTTTGGATACAGCAAGGTCAACGACACATTCTTGAACGTGCAATTGTCCATTCTAAACTTACTGCTGGTCGAATTAACTTCGACGATCAGTCTGTTAATGGTCATCTCGCACTATCAAGTTCCTCTGATCGATCGTTTGTAACGATCGACCTTAAGGAAGCAAGCGATAGAATAAGTAATGTCTTGATTGCATATCTTTTTGGATATGCTAGCAAGTTGTTATCCTGTTCTAGAGCTAGCCATGTTGTTATGTTAGACGGACGGTTGTTGAAGCTCAATATGTTTGCCCCCATGGGCAACGCACTTACTTTCCCTGTGGAAAGCTTAGTGTTTTGGGCTCTGGTTCGGGCTGGCATACTCTCTCGTCACGGTATCAACTGTGATGATGTGTATGTCTTCGGTGATGACATTATTGTTCCAACGAAATTCTACGATGGTGCAATCTTAGGGCTTGTCTCCGCTGGTTTAATACCCAACGAAGGTAAGACCTTTCGAAAGGGATTCTTCCGAGAATCCTGTGGCGTCGATGCCTATCATGGCAAAGATGTTACGCCCTATCGTATGAAGGTTCGTGGTGTCAACACCTATTCAGACGGCGAGAGCCTATGTGACTTAGCCAAACGGCTTCGTCTAGGAGGCTACGCTGATACATCCTCGTACCTGTACTCTCAAGTTTCTCGCAGATTTGGTCGTTTGTCTTTGACAAACAATCGAAACTGCCAGGGTCTTGTTGAGTATACCGCATACGATCTCGGAACTATTCTTCGTTATGAGCCTCGCGCATATTTTTGCGTTGATACTCATAGCTGGGTAGTACCGTATCGGAAACGGACTCGAACCTTAGAGGTTCTTGTTTATCATGCCTGGTGGCATGTTCAGGATTCACTGCTATCCTTAGTCCGAAAGGACCTTGGATTAGTTGTCCGCAATGAGTTTGGTCCATCACAAGACCAACCTTATCGCGACCACGGCTACAGTGAGCGAGGTCTGGAGTACCCGTCCCCGCGGGGGGAACGGCTAACCAGAGGGGTGTGCTATTTAATGCACATCTGATCTGACAAGATCAAG